CTATCTGTTGCTTTAACAGGTACTAAGTGAGCATTTTGACCATCTCCTCTGTCTACTGTGTTAAATGATTCAACTATAGAAGATGTTAATAAAGTTACAGCACCATCCGAAGCTACATTGACGAATCCGTCTGTGTAGGAAGCTTGAGCGGAAAAGGTGATTACTTGTGCCTCTGGATCAGTGGCGGTTAAGGTATGTATGGAAGATCCAGAAGAAAGGAATTCAGCTATATTTACGTTCGCATTAGAAGTAAATGATGGTGCTGTATTAGGATAGAATACTTTTTCAATAAATTGTACTAAACTACCACTTGTTCCAGGATTAAATGAGCTGGAAAACATAGAAGGTAGTTGTTCTTGAGAAATTATTCTGTTACCATTAAAGGTAGTTTCTGTGCTACTAAAACCTTGTCTAGCAGCTGAAGAAGATATAAAGGAATCAGCAATAAAAGAAGCAGAGTCAGCTTGTACTGCATGAGAAGAAGAAACTTCTGTTATTATTTCGTGAGAAGCAGATACTGCATAAGAAGCAGTAGCTACAGATATAGTTCCATCAGCTAAAGATGATGTATAACTATTAAAAGTAGTCTCATCTAGCTTTCCTGTACCTACTTCTTGTCCATTTACGTTAATAGACCCAGATACATTAAAAGAACCGGTAAGATTACCGTACGTTCCTAGATTACCACTTATTTGTTTCCACTTTATTAATGCCATTAGCTAACTAATTTTCCTGTTATCATAAATTCATCATCAGAATCTAAAGTAAAGTTTAGACTGCTGTTAAAAGTTATTATAACATTTGAACCGTCATCAGTAATAGAGTCAATAGCATCTATTTCTGCGGCAATACCGTTTACATATACGGTAAAATCATCTTTCTGTACTGCTGGAAACCCAGCTGGTACTGTAGCAAATGAAATACTCTCGAAAGTAACTACAGGATCTACTACTGATACAGTTGTATTGTTTGTAGTAAAAGCGTTATTAAGTGCTGTATATTCTTTTTGTTCTGGACTCATTGCTTCTTGTACTTCTGTTATTCTTGTTGCTGCTCTATCATAGAATCTTACTGATCTTGAATTAATTCTTGTTGATGAATATCTTCCCATAATAAATATTATATATCATTGATATCTTTTACTACTTCCATACCAAATAGTACAGCAGCCTTATTAAAGAACTTACTAGACCCTTGTGGTAGTGTATTTATACTGTTTGGAACTATATGTCCTAATAGATTAATACTAAATTCAGTTTTAACTGTTCTGTCTTCTCCTTGATTTAACGTAGTAGAAGTAGAGTAATTATCAATCATAGCTCTAAAACTAAACTTATCAGGGTTACCCCAGTAAGAATCAGAGGCGTAATTGATTGATTCTATTAATTTATTCATCTGTTCTATATACTGAGTAAATATAATACATGAATATACTATATTAACATAGTCAGGCATTACTACTCCTTGGTATTCTTTAGTTATAGACCTGTTATTAAGTACTGAAAATCTATCGTATGTGTTTTTCTTACTCCATTTCTTTTCAAATACACCAAACTGAGTTGGATTATTAGCATCCATCTTGTTACCAAGGTTTCTATTCTTTTCTATACTGTCTCTCTTTACCATAATCAACGGTAACTGTATTTTACCGTTTCTATCTCTATAAAAACCTTCCTTTTGTACTGAATGCCAACGTTCTGGTGAACCATATAATACAGGCACAGTCTTTTTAGCATTGTTTTGCATCACAGAAGGTTTAATTACGTTGTTAAAGTAGTAGAATATAGACTCATCTATATCTCTTAAACCTAAACTAAACTGTTTTACATTATCATCCTTTACAGATCTTTGCAATTCTCTCTTTTTTAAGTCGTTTATTGGTTGTTTAGAGCCACTATACGCTTCAACCCCATATGTTTGTATAGAGTCTTGAGATAATTGTTGTTGATTCTTAGGTAAAGGTTTATTATTTGGCATACTTTCTGTTTATATGCATCTTATATGCTCGTTTAAAGCTACTAAACACTTTAAATAGTTGTTCTAACTTTACATCCTGTGGATATTTACGAGTAACCTCTTTAAAGTCTTCATAAGACTCTTCTATGTTTTCAGCTAGTGATACTAAAGGTGTATATTTAACATCCCAGGTATATTGACCAGTATCCTTATTAAATCCTGTTTGTTTAGTTTTAAAATCAGGACTATCTTGTTTCCAACCGTCTTCTTTTTCGTTAAGTATGTCTTTTATCTTCATATCTTTAGTATTCTTGATTTTGAGCAAAAGTTATACCAGTTTGCTCTCTTCTGGTCTGGTGACAGTCTAATATTAGGGATATAGAGGTTCCAAATTTACTTCCATAGCTAGATAAGTTATAACTCTTATCTCTCCCTAAGAATAATTGGTTCTCTCTAATAGTATCCACTACATAGTAGTCTTCTTGCCAATTTAATATATCGCCCACCTCTGGTACTACTGAAACGTCTTCTAAATCACGTCTTAGCATAGCAAAAGAAGCTTCTCTACTTAGATCAGGTCCGAATTCATCTGTAGTTACAACTTGATCACCTCTAGTTATAAGACAATTGAGCTTTAATGGCTCTAAAAATGATTTTATCAGTCCTTCTCCGTATATATTTACTTCTGTATCTTCTATATTGAACTTATAGTATAGAATCTCTTGTTCTACTATGTCTTTAAGCAGTTCTCTATTGATACCTACTAATAAGTTAAAGTCTCTGTTAGATCCAAATAGCATTATACCTTCTCTATTGTTTGTTCACCTATTTTAACAAGTTTTACGTTAGGATACTTTGACATTGCTGTGTTTTTTAACGATTCAAAGGCTTCCATAGCGCTTTTTTGTGTAATAAGTTTTATTTTTAATGTTTCTACGTTCTCCATTGTACTATCAGCTACTGTTACTGTAGTAATACCGGGTAAAGCTCTTATTAAGTCAACTATTTGTGACTTATCACTGCCATCTTCATACATTACCTGTACCATTGCTTCATAAGTACTGTATTCTACTTCGCTAAGTATCTGCATTAACTTCATTATCCTATAAATATTGTCATTGGTACACCTTTTAGTGTAGTATTCATTGCTTCTGTTTGAGCAGCTTGTGATTCTAGCTGGCTTTGTTTAGAAGCTACTTGTAATAGTTCAGTTAACTCAGATAGAAGCTTTTCTTTCTCTGCTCTAGCATCAGTAAGTAAGTCTGCTTGGTTTAAAGTAGCCTCAGAACCAGGAACTGGTACCGTCTGATACTTACCACGTACATAAGCAAGTAATTCTTTAGCTAATGCTAAAGTATATCTATATATCCAGTCTCTACCTGGTGTATTTATCTTTAAAAATGTTGGATTGTCGTAAGGTACCTCTCCTACGTTAGTTATTTTATCTGTTCCGTCTTCAAATACTGCATCTGTTTTATCATCTGTCTCATAGTATTCAAAAAATAAACTACCTGCTCTTTTAGGTACAGGGAATAATTTTAATTTATTGTTAACCATTTCAAAAGAATAAGATGAACGTCTGATTTGATCATTAAATTCTATAGCTTGAACTTTAAGTATGTCGTATGATGCAGGCATTAGTAGGAAATTAATACCAGGACTGTAAGATCCAAAGTCAAAAGCGTCCATTAAAGACTGTATTCCGGTACCAGTACCAGCATAAGGGTCAAAATATCTAAGAATAGCTGGAGGAGACTCATAAAATACTCTTCTAATTTCTATACTACCTGTGATACCTTGATCAGTAGCCCAAGCGTCTAAGTCATAGTTCTGAACTGATGCAGTTAATGCTAAAGAACCAGTGTACCTAGTTACCTTACCACCTACTTCTGCTTCAGTGCCGTATTCTTGACTCATTTTAATCATTCTCTGTAAAGAAGGATTCACTAACTTACTATTAGCACTTGTAGTACTAGAAGCTCCTTCCATAGAAAGGTAATTCTCTCTAATCTTATATTGAAATACTAAATTACCGTAAGTTGTTACTGCTTCTTCAAAGCAAGCAAAGAAAGAACCAGATTGTAACTCTACATCCATCATAGGATATCCGAGTCTTGTAGCACAGAATTTAGATACTTTTACTGCTTCTGAAGCAAACTCTGCATCACTGTCATAGAATCCAAAAGGGGTCATGCCAGCAGCGAATGTAGCTGTACCGTCCCATATTTTTATTTCCGCCATACCTTACCGTTTTTATATAAATAGTACAAAAAAAAAGAGGCCCGTTAGGACCTCTCTTTCTTATTAAGAATTTAAGTAAATATTAGATCGAACTTAAGTCAGATACAAATATTTTACCGTAGAATTCTGGTCTGATCATCTTCTTAGCATATCTCGTCATTAGACCTTTTCTTGGTGTGAAAGTGTCTGGATCATATACTAGAGGAGTCATCATTAATGGTACATATGGTGCATATACAGCTCCTGTTTCTAGGAATTGTGAACCTCTGTATCCCATTAAGATAATGTTCTCAGTCATGTATGGATTCTTGTATACTTTGAATCTGTTCGCTAACGAACCAACTCTTTGTACACCCATATTAAACTCTTCTTGGTTTCCATCAGTGTTAGCAGCATATCCAGGAATTGATTCTAAGATAGTTGCAACGTTTGGAGAACATACTAGGAAGTTTGCTCCACCTCTAAGAGTTTTTTGGTGAATCTTGTTAGATACTTTTTGGATTTTAGTTCCTAAAGTTTGGAACCATTGTCCTTGAGTATTGTAGAATCCACCACCGTCTACTGCGCTAGTAGCCCAAGCAGATCCGTTCCAGTTTTTGTTAGACGCAGCTGACCATCTTTCAGTAGTGTTAGCATCTTGGATTAACATATCTAAAATCTCTAAGTCAATCTCCATTGAGATATATTCAGATAATAAAGAAGTTAATTCCGCTTCAGCATCAATACTGTGGTAAGCGTTAAGGTCTTGTGCAAATTCTGGTGTCCATTGTGCTTTTAATTTTCTAGTCTTAGCAACAATTGCTTCACTAGCTAATTTAACATCAATAGATGGAATAGAAATAGAAGGGTCAACGTTGTTACCGTCTCCACCGTCTGCTTCAAAGTCTCCTCTTGCGTTGTCAGTTGGTTGTTTGTGGTATACTAATGATCCACTTAATTCTGAATCTACTGTAGTGTCAGCTTTTGCAACAACGAATGTTACATCAGTTCCTGATACTGTAGTATATTTAGGGATAGTTACGTCAACAGAAGCAGATAATAATCTAAATGCTCTTACACCTTTAAGGTCAGCAGATAATCCACTAACTGATTTTGTAATAGTGTAGTAATCTCCAGGATTAACTCCGTCTTGGTAGTTAATAGATGCAGATGTAGCAGCTCCAGCTGATTCAGCTACAACAGCAGATTCACTATTGATAGTGTATCCAAACTGTCCAGCTCCGTATAAACCTCCTGATGCGTCAACGTCTTTTGCTAATTTACTGTTAGCAGTTGATACGTTTCCGTAAAGGTTGTCTCCAGCAGATCTTCCGTTTCTAGTGTCTCCATATTTGAAGTCTAAATAGAATACAAGACCTGATGGTAAATTCATTGGTTGTACAGATACGAAATCTTGTGCAACGATTTGAGCGAATACTTTTCTTACTAATGGTAAGACAACTCCAGCCCAGTTTTCACCTGCTCCAGCAGAGAAAGATGCTCCTCCTCCGTGTCCAGATGTGTTTGCTTCAGCGACTACTTGTTTTGCTTGATTCTCAAGGATAACAGCCATATTGTTTTTGACTTTTTCATCTTTGATACCTTCTAACAAACCAGAAGCACTCCACTTTTCAGCAAGTTTTACAGAGTCAGCTTGCATACTTTTGTAGTTGTTGCTGCTCTCTAATAATTGATTTAATTCCATGATTAAAAATAGTTATTAATTGTTAATTTAATTTTAAATAATACCGGCTAATTTTTGCATTCTTCTTACAGTGTCAGATACTTCAGAAATTACTTCTGGTTTAGCAGCTGTTGTTCCACCGGCTTTAGAAGCCATGCCTAATTTAGTTTTTGATTCCTT